CAGCTTTTACTAAGAGTGTTGTAGATCTAGCCAAAGCAATTAATGCACCTATAAAAGGTCTATCGGAAGTTATAGCAAATTTTGTAGAAAAAACAAGCCCATTCGTTAATCTCATTATTGAGGGTGATCCTTCTGGCTTTATGACAAAGAAGCCACCTGCACCATCATCTGCACCTTCTACTGGATTTAATGGCAAAACTTTTTATGCCGATGCTCAAAAGAACGCAGATGCATTAGCCAAAGCAGAGGAAGAAGCCAAGCGTAGAGCTGCTGAACTATTAGCAATCAAGCGCAGACAACAAGCTTTAGAAGCTAAGATGCTAAAAGATAAGCGCCTCGGCGCTCTTATTGATAAAGCTAACCTTGTTCTTAACAAGAGCCAAGATGTCTTTGACATCGACAAGATCCAAAATGCAGCAGCCCTTGCTAACCAAGCTGAGCAATTAGGTAAGGCAACTAACGGCTCACAAATACTTCAGATTGCTAACGATACTGCTCGTCTAAATGTCAAGCGTTCAATGCTTGCCCTTGAGGATGCTATCGCTGCTAAGGATGAAGCGGCTATTAAAGCTGCAACAGCTAAACTCAATGCAGATCTTGGAATCCTTGCTGCTTTGACTGGACAAGATGCCCAACTCACCACTATCAAATCAATCCTTGACACTCTCAAGCCAAAGGATCTAATCAACTTAGATAACCTCAGAGAAGCATTGGCTTTGTTAAAGCAGATCGCTCTCGGTAGCGGTTCAACTGGATCATCCTTAGCCGCTCCTTCAATGCCTAAGAGCCTGCAACCTAGACCAATGGGATCGGGCTATCTAAGAGAGCCTAGAGCCTTTACTAATGAAGAACTGCAATATTTTGAAGCTGCTAGTGAGTATCAATTTAGTGGCATGCTACCTGCTTCATCTTCATCTGGTAGCACATCTGGCAACACAATAATTGTTAATACAGGCATTGGCGATCCTAACGCTATTGCTGAAGCTATTGATCAAGTCCTCACAGATGCAGCCCAACGTGGCACATTAAGGCAGTACGCGACTCCATGACATGGCTCCCAGAATGGCGCGTGACAGTTGGTGATGATGTTTATACGACTGTCACTTCTGTCTCTTTCGCATCTGGTCGTTTAGACATTGACCGACAAGCCACAGCAGGTTACTGTCAAGTACAGATCATCAATGCAACAAATGCACCCTTTACTATTAATGTCACAGAGCCAATCACTTTAGAGCTTAAGAACACTTCTGGCACTTATGTGACTGTATTCGGTGGCGAGGTATCAGACTTCAACATCGGAGTGCGTAGCCCTGAAGAAGCAGGCTACATAACTACTGGCACTATCTTAGGCATTGGCTCCCTAGCTAAACTTACTAAGGTTGTCTATAACACAGCACTTGCAGAAGGCTTAGACGGCGCACAGATTGCAGCCATTCTAGGATCAGCTCTTAACCTGTCATGGGCAGAAGTCACACCTACTGTAACTTGGGATACCTACCCTGCGACACAGACTTGGGAAACTGCCGAGTCTTATATCGGTGAGATTGACTCAGGCTTCTACACAATGATCGCACTTGCAGCTAGTGCTTCTGCCAAGTCTCAGACCCTTGTTGATGAAATCTCGACCAGCGCATTAGGTCAGATCTACGAGGAAAAGGACGGGGATGTCTCTTATGCAGATGCAGACCACAGATCTAACTATCTTGCAGCAAACGGCTTTACTAACATCGATGGCGCATATGCAACACCATCCTCTATCACCGCAACAACTCAGATTGCTCGCATCCGTAACAGCCTTATCTATAGATACTCCACAGGATACGGTTCAACCTACAGTGTTTCAGATAGCGACTCTATAGCCTCTTACGGGCTCTTTGAGCGCTCGTTCGACTCTAATGTTAAGAACCTTTCAGACATCACTAATATAGCCGCTAGAGAGCTTGCGTTGCGTAAGAACCCTAGAAGCTCATTGGGAGCAATTACTTTTCGTCTAGATAATCCAGACATGCCGAGTGCGATGCTTGACAGTCTTATCGGGGTCTTTTTTGGTCAGCCTATGCAGATTACTAACCTGCCTACTAACTTGCTTGATGGGCAGTTCGACGGCTTTGTTGAGAATGTCGCTTTAAGAGCAACTCCTAGCTTTGTGGAGATTACCCTCTACATTTCAGCAACAGACTTCTCACTGACAACTACACAATGGGAAACAGTATTGCCAGCCTCTCTCATCTGGACAGGCGTAAATGGTACACTTGACTGGACTAACGCGATCGGAGCACTAACCTAATGGCACTATCACCGAATTATGGCTTCCCAGAGCCAGATAACTCAAGCCTTGTAAAAAATGGCGCACAGGACATTCGAGCTTTAGGTGATGCTATTGATGCATTCCTGTTTCGCCCTCTTACTAGAAATTTCCAAATTAACGGCGGCTTTGATAACTGGCAGCGTTCTACATCATCTGCCACTCTTAACGCTTATGCAACGGCAGACCGCTGGTATCAGGCAGGTTCTGGAACGGTTACTTATTCACGCGATACAGATGTGCCAGCTAATCAGGGGTTTACTTATTCTGCCAAATGGCTAACAGGTGCTTCATCATCTTTCGGTGAGTGGTATTCAGCATTAGAGGCACAGGATGTAAACGCGTTAGCAGGTCGGCAAGTCACTCTTTCTTATTGGGTAAAATCAACTGGTTCATTTACTGGCACAATTAGCGCACGCTTACAAGCAGGTAATACAGCAAATACTTTGTTGAGTGGTTCTTGGACTTCTATCGCCGAACCTGCAACGGCAACACCTACTGGAACTTGGACACGCTATTCAACAACAGTAAATGTTACTGCTGGAACTTTAGGGTTAAGAGTTTTAATTGGAGTATCTTCTGCGCAATCTTCTGGAGTTGCAGCGTTTATTACTGGCGTTCAGATTGAATTAGGAAATAAAGCAACTCCATTTGTTCGTTCTGGCGGAACAATCCAAGGAGAATTAGCCGCTTGTCAGAGGTACTACTGGCAAAGCAATGCAGATAGTAGTTCAGCCTTTGGAAATTTAACATCATTTTCAGGTGTTGGTTCATCTGCTACTGCACTTCAATTTGCAATTACTACACCCGTATCAATGAGAATTAAACCATCATCAGTAAGTTATTCAACAATTCGGGTTGTGGATGGCACTAATGCGCTTACAACAATTTCAGCCGTGACAGTATCGGCAGTAGCAACAGCATATCAACCAGTTTTGGACATTACCTTAACTGGTGCAACCCAATTTAGAATGTATGCAATTTCAGCAAACAATTCAACGGCAGCATATATTGCATTAAGTGCGGAGTTATAAAATGGACAATGTAACCTTTATTGAAATTACAGATGCAATGACTGGCGATGTCGTAGAACACGCAATTATTGACCACGGCAACGGGGAGTTTACCTCAATGACCAAGGCGCATTATGAGGCTATTCAAGCGGAACAATCCACACCGAGTTTGACCGATGAAACCTCAGCTAAGTAAAGCTGCTAAGCAACTACGCGAGCAGTTTGATGACTCGTTCCCAGATCGTGACCGCACATCGGATGGCTGGATCGGTGACACGAGACACGCTGCTCGCAAGTCTGATCATAATCCAGATGAGCAGGGCTGGGTTCGCGCCATTGATGTGGACAAAGATTTATTCAAAGGCGGAAAGCCCGACATCATGGGCGATCTTGCTGATCAGCTTCGTACCTTATCCAAGGCAAAAGCAGACAAGCGTATTGCTTACATCATTTTCGATGGACGAATCTGCTCGCACATTCTCAACTGGAAGTGGCGCAAGTACACAGGGGCTAACAAACACACTAAGCACATTCATGTCAGCTTTAAGAAAGAAGCTGATAATGACGGGGCTTTTTTTCAAGTACCTATGTTAGGAGCAAGTAATGAATGAACTAAAGACCGCAGCAGGTTCATGGGCTAGAGCCTTTCTTGTAGCAGCAATCTCAATGTATGCAGCAGGAGTTACAGACCCTCAAGCACTCATCGCAGCCGGCATTGCTTCTATCATTCCACCTGTATTGCGATTCCTATCGCCTAATGATCCTGCTATGGGCATCAAGAAGTGACACAGTCAGACTTTTTCACGCTCTACCTTGCCACTATCGCAGCTCTCGGTGGCTTGTCAGGTTATGTAATTACTCATCTGCTGTCTGAGATCAAAAGACTCAACACGCGAGTAGATGAGATCTATAACATACTACTTGACAGGTAGCATAGTGCCATGGCAAGAAAAGCAACCAAGGCACTAGAGGAACAAGGTTACTCAAAGCTTGATGCTTATTGCATTGGGCTTTATGAATACTTCTGCTCGCTCAAAAGAGCAGGTTTCGCTGAAGATGTAGCGATGTTCATGATTACAGAGCCACAGGCTTACCCTCATTGGATTCTCCCTGATCAAGTACCGCCTGAGAAGTTAGGCGATTACGAAGACGAGGATGACGATTAAGCGAATAGTCGTAGTCTCGGACTTACAAGTCCCTTACCATGACAGGGTTGCAACCCGTAACCTTGCAAGCTTTATCTCTAAGTTTAAGCCTGACCAAGTAGTAACCATTGGCGATGAGATTGATCTACCACAGATAAGCAAGTGGGAAGAGGGTCGCATGGGCTCATATGCCCAGACCCTAGATGATGATCGTAATGAGGCTGTGCAGCTTCTCTGGGATTTAGGCGTTACAGATTGCATTAGATCTAATCACACAGATCGCCTATATAACATCATCATGGCTAAAGTGCCTGCATTCGGGGCATTGCCTGAGCTACGCTTTGAGAAGTTTATGAAGTTTGATGAACTAGGTATTACCTTTCATAAGAACCCTATGCCTATTGCACCTAACTGGATAGCAGTACATGGAGACCATACCCCTATCAAGCCACATGGGGGCTTATCAGCCCTAGAAGCGGCTCGTAGGCATGGCAAGAACGTTATCTCAGGACATACTCACAGAGCAGGCAGATCGGCCTTTTCAGAGGCTTCTGGAGGCCGTATAGGGCGTGTCCTGCATGGTGTCGAGGTAGGCAATCTCATGGACTTTAAGCAGGCTGCTTACACTAAGGGTGTGGCTAACTGGCAACAGGCTTTCGCTATCATCTATATAAACAAGGCTAAGGTTCAGGTAGATCTAATCAACATTGAGAAGGACGGCACATTCATTGTGGCTGGAAAGTCCTACGGCAGATTAAGATAGGTCTAAATTTAGGTCTAAATTGTTATCGTTTCGTTACACAATGTAGCCACAATGTAGCCACAGTTATGTCACACTAAGTTTGTACCCAATCAAGGGCATTGGGGCAGATAGGTAAAAGAATGGCAAACACAGACAAGCTGCTGTTAATCTGCATGTTAGGTATGATCATAGGCTTCATTATGATTACCATAGATGTTCAGCGCAGAAGCTATGAAAAGGGCGTACGCGATGGCTATCACCGAGGTCGCAGCATCAAGGGCGAAGAATGAGAGCCAATGAAATCTTACTCACAGCCACAGACACAATCCGTGATCGTGGGCTTTCATACGGCCACCCTGCGGATAACCTGCAACACACCGCAATGTTGCTTTCAGCATACTTACAGACACCGATACATGACTATCAAGTGGCAGGGATCATGGTGCTCGTTAAACTTGCAAGGACTAATCAATCCGCGCAGCACATTGACAACTGGGTCGATCTATGCAGCTATGGCGCACTCGCAGGACAACTAGCAACAGAGGAGAATGATCTCTATGTTTAATTTAGCCGATTACGAGCCAGTCGAGGTGAGACTTGAAAAGTTTATTAAGGACTATCCATCATTCCGCATTGCAACAGAGCTTGAAGTGGTCGAGGCAACTCGATACATTGTTAAGGCGTATCTATTTAAGGATGCTGGCGATGGCGTTGCGTGGGCAACAGGGTACGCTGAGGAAACAGTTTCTAGTCGTGGTGTTAATCAGACTTCAGCACTGGAGAATTGCGAGACTTCGGCAATCGGCAGAGCACTTGCAAATGCAGGTTATGCGCCTAAAGGAAAGAGACCAAGCCGAGAGGAAATGAGCAAGGTTGTTGCTACAAAAGTAGTAACGCCACGCGAGACTAAGCCACCTGTTCAAGAGGTTAAGGCAGATGATCAGGACTACTGGACTACACCTGTTAATGAATATAGGGGCGTAGTAGATGCACCTGTGACACTAGAGAAGGCTATGGAGAATGTAGCTGCAATCATGGGAACAGGTGAAGCACAGGAAGCGCCATCATGCGAGCATGGACACATGCAATGGCGTGAGGGTGAGAAGAATGGCAAGGCGTGGGGTGGCTACTTCTGCAATACAGCAATTTCATCGGCACATCGTTGCCCTACCAAGTGGTACAACCTTGGATCAGATGGCAAGTTTCAACCACAGAAGGCGAGAGTGTAATGGGCTACATCGAGGTGTATAACATAGACAAAGATGGCGAGTGGACTGATCTGGATGACATTCCTATGATCACAGTCATCAACTGCCAGTTATGCAATGAGCCGACAGAAGCTCATGACATCATCATCCCAGCAGTTATTAAGGATGGTGTGCTAACAGCAGGCACATGGCAATGCAGGAAGTGCAAGGCAGTCAATGGCTGAGTTCCCAGAGATTTATCGCTCTCCAATAGATCACCATGTCTATAGTTTTAGCGGATATGGTGGAGTAATGAATTGCTCTGACTGTGATGCTTTCACACAGGTCAATGAGTATGATCGCATACATGATGGCTTGGTAGTTTGGTTCTGCGAAAGATGCGAGAACAAACATCATCTATGAGCCAGCATAGGAAACACAGAGGTTTCCGCACAGAGCGCGTAGTAGCTGAGTACCTATCGACTTGGTGGCAAGGCGCATGTGTGGGAAGGGGTAGTGGCAAAGATATTGTTAATGTGCCGTTTGATGTTGAGGTCAAAGCAAGAAGTGGATTTCAACCTCTTGCATACATAAAGCAATTAAAAGCTCGCACAGCTCTTTCGGGGGAATTGGGCTTTGGAGTGATTAGACTCAATGGACAGGGTGAAGATGCGCGTGAGTATGCCGCCATCATCCGTTTAGAGGATCTCTTGCCACTACTCATATTAAGATATGGTCACTTAGACAAAGAACCTACTGAGGCAGACATAGACCGATGCTCTGGATGTGGGTCATACATGATAAGGAAGTGCTTAACTTGCCAGCCTACGATTACAAGTGCTCACGATGCAATCTTAATCAAGAGATCAATCATGGATGGCACAATCGACCAGTAGTTCTATGCAACTATTGTAATGAGCCTATGGTTAAAGTTATTGGAGCAGCAGCTACACACTTTAAGGGCAAGGGCTTTTACTCTACCGATAAATAGTTATCCACAGAAGTTATCCACAGGGTAACAATAAGGAGACATTATGAAACGACACACCGCTCTGAGCAGGACTTTTACAAATAGATTTGACATCGATGGTACGCTAACGGCGCAGAGCCTCTCAAAGGCTCACCGCGAGCCCCTTCGGGGCGTAGCTCGCGGGGTGCTAGTAGCTATTGGGATAGCTCTATGCATCATGCCTGATGCAGGTGGATCTAAACCAATGCAATATGTAAGCCATAAAGAATACGCATTACATCTATTAGGTTATAACTATAAAGAGTTTAAGTGTTTAGATAAGCTCTATACAAAGGAATCTAATTGGAGACCAGAAGCTAAGAATGGTTCTCATCATGGAATACCCCAAGGGCGCAGTCAGTACCTTGCTAGGGTAGATGGATATAAGCAGGTAGTATGGGGGCTTAACTATATTGGTCATAGGTATGGAGAGCCATGCATAGCGTTAGATCATTGGAAGGCTAAGGGATGGCATTAGAAGAAGATACGATTAAGTGCAGCAGATGTGAAACTGACACACCAGAGTCAGCGATACATGAAGTGCATGCTTGGTGGTTGTGTGGTAATTGTTATGATGATATCTAATGGCTATTGATAAGTTAAACAGCAGAAGATACCGCGAGCAACGAGAGCGTGTGTTCATGCGTGATGGCAGATCATGCCAGTTATGTGGCACAGATGAGGGCGAGATGCACATCGACCACATCATTCCACGCAAGGTCGGTGGAGACCACAGCCTTGATAATCTCAGGGTGTTGTGTAAGTCATGCAACCTACGCAAGGGTGCGCTCAATGAGGGGGTTTTTTTAGCACAGACGGCTAC